ATCGGGAAGATTTTCCCTGAAAATGGCTCGGCCAAGCATTATTCGGACTAAAATGGATATTTATGGATAACTCTGGAGCAATCGTCTTAGTTCGAGACGAATCGAATTGGAGAGGTGTGCCAGAGCCTCGTATTCACACAAAACTCACCGATTTACCTTCTCGGGGCGAAGAAATGATTAAATTTTGCGAAGAAATCGGCTATCCGTTGCTCGGATGGCAACAATGGCTCGCTCATCACTCGCTTAAATACAAGCGGGATGGCCGTTGGGCTCACCCAGTCGTAACTCTTTTGTGCGCACGGCAACAAGGCAAATCAACCTTTATGGCGCTTCAAATTTTATTTAGGATTTACGTTCTCAAGGAAAAGTTACAAGTCCACACAGCGCACAAGCTCACAACCTCAGCAGAACTCTTTTACAAGATTTACGGAATTGTCGAATCAACTCCCCGACTAGCCGCCGAGTTCACTAAGAAGCTGGAAAGTAAAGGATTTCAAGAGTTACAGTTCACAGAAGGCCGTCGTTACATAGTCCGAGCCAATAACTCAGCTGGTCGAGGTATTGCCGCACCCGAAACCATTCACTTAGACGAAGCTCGCGAATATAAAGACGAAGATGTCTGGTCTGCGCTGCGTTATACGCAAATGGCTAGTCCTAATCCTCAAATATGGGTTTATTCCAATGCTGGAGATCAACATTCAATAGTTCTTAACAAATTACGCGAGCGAGCCTACGCCGCAATTCACGGCGGTTCTGACGATATTGGCTGGTATGAATGGTCTGCACCTAACGGACTTAAATTTGATAACTCACCGGACTTTTGGGTAGGTGTCTGCCAAGCTAACCCGTCACTCGGCTATACAGTCCATCCCGACAATATCCGCGCCGTATTGTCAGATCCCGAAGATATTGTGCGCACAGAAGTCTTATGTCAATGGGTCGATACGATTAACCCAGTCATCAGTCCGTCACAATGGGAAAGCTGTAAAGTTGAGGGGCTTCGGCTCAACCCTGAGTCTGATACTTGGTTGGCTATCGATCTCAGTCCTGATAGAAAACAAGCGGCCTTAGTAGCAAGCCAAAAGTTAGAAGGCGATAAATTCCAAGTTATCCTCTTGCAGACTTGGCATAACCCTTCTAATCTTGACGATAAAGCTTTGGCTAATGACTTGGCGGAATGGGTGCGAAAGTATCCAGTCCAGCTAGTCGCCTACTCAGCCCGAACCGCTTCGGCCGTTGCTGCGCGATTAGCACCGGCAGGAATCAGAACTGAGCCGATAGATGGCCTTGACTATGCGCAAAGCTGCGATGAGTTACTGGGAGCAATCTCATCTCAGCGGTTAGCTCACTCGGCACAAGATGAGCTGACTAAACAATGCCTATCCGCCGTCAAATTGCCTTTCGGTGACGGCGGTTGGGTAATGGGTCGCAAAGTAAGTAATGCGGTTATCTGTGGAGCGGTTGCGTCGGCGATGGCGACTCATTACGCCACAAAAGCCAGTGATGGTGTTGATATTGTAATTGTGTAGCACAGACCCCTTACAATTCTGAGGTAATGGGTGCTATTAGAGATTTCTTCTTTCCACAAGTAACCGCTGTTCGGGTTGATAAGCCTTTGGACGTTCAAGCCGCGTTAACACCGGTTCAAATCACCGACTCTGTTTATAACATTCTCGGCGGCCCAACTAATTCAACTCGCCAATTGGCGATGAGTGTGCCGTCAGTTGCTCGCGCTAGAAATATAATCTGCGGAACTATCGGCTCATTACCTCTCACAACATTCAATCGCATTACTGGCGAATATGTCGATCCGCACAGAGTAATCAACCAACCAGATCCTCGAGTTGCTGGCTTTGTAATTTATAACTGGCTCGCTGAAGATATTTGGTTATATGGCGTTGGGTATGGACAAGTTCTCGAAATGTATGCCGCTACCGATGGCGGACGCGTTCGCGCTTGGACTCGCGTTAGCCCAGATCGCGTAACAGTTGACACAAATTTTAAGAATACAGAAATTACCGGATACAAAGTTGACGGAATGGCAGTTCCGCTAACTGGTGTCGGTTCTATCATTCGCTTCGATGGCCCTGATGAAGGATTACTTCACAGAGCTGGTAAAACAATTGCAGCGGCCGTTTATTTAGAGAACGCAGCTGTAAATTACGCAAAAGAACCAGCACCTTCGATGGTTCTCAAATCTAACGGCACAAATCTAACCGCTGAAAGAATTTCATCACTTCTTAGCGCTTGGCGCACCGCTCGTCAATCTCGCTCAACTGCTTTCCTTAATGCTGACGTTGATCTTAAAGAATTTGGTTTTGATCCTAAGTCACTACAGCTTGCAGAGGCTCGCCAATATGTAGCGCTTGAACTAGCTCGCGCTTGTGGAATCCCTGCTTACTTCTTGAGCGCCGAAACTACTTCAATGACTTACTCAAACGCGGTATCAGAGCGGCGCTCACTAGTCGATTTCTCACTTCGCCCAATACTCAAAGCGATTGAGGAAAGGTTGTCGTTACCGGACTTTGTGCCTAATCCTGTAATGACTCGCTTTGCACTTGACGACTTCCTACGCGGCAACGCTTTAGAACGCGCTCAAGTTTATGAAATCCTAAATCGTATCGGCGCTATGAGCGTTGAGCAGATTCAACGAGAGGAAGATTTAATTCCAAATGAAAATTAAGATGCCGATGGTCGTAACCGCTGCCGACACAATTAAGCGCACAATCAGCGGAACTATTGTTACTTGGAACGAACAAGGTAATACCTCAGTTGGCCCGACAGTTTTCGCTGCGGACTCGATTGAGATGAAGCCTGTCAAATTGCTATTGGAGCACGATCGGACTCGTCCAATTGGCAAGATGGTCGCCCACGAAGTAACTAAGAACGGAATTGTGGCTACGTTCAAAATCGCTAATACAATGGCTGGCGAAGATGCTTTGATTGAAGCAACAGAAGGCCTACGCGATGGATTCAGTGTTGGGGCACAAATTAACGAATGGGTTAACAATAAAGGCGTTATGCAAATTACCAGCGCAACCCTTGACGAAGTTTCTTTAGTAACTGATCCAGCAATCGATTCAGCTCGCGTTAGCGAAGTTGCTGCATCTGAAAACGAAACAGCAAAAGAAGATTCCGCTCCGGCAACCGCCGAAGAGGACAAACCAACCGAAGGAGAACAAGTGTCTGACACTACCGTTCCTGCTCCTGCCGAAGAAACGGTAGAAGCAGCCAAGGTGGAAGCCGCTGCGCCACGCCCAGCGTTCTACACCGCTCCTCGCCTTGAGTTCACAAAGGCGAAGTATCTCGAGAACAGCGTTCGCGCTGCTCTTGGTGATGACAATGCTCGCGCTTATGTTCGCGCCGCAGATGACACCACAACAAACAATGCTGGCTTGATTCCAACACCACAGCTTGCAGAAATCATTAATCCGCTATCAAATGCTGATCGCGGTTCAATCGATGCAATCAGCCGCGGAGTTCTTCCAGCTGCTGGTATGACATTCGAAATTCCTAAAATCACCGCAGTTCCAACAGTTGCAGAAGTAGCTGAAGAAGGAGCAATTGGTGAGACCGGAATGACAAACTCTTTCCTCTCTGTATCAGTTAAGAAATTTGCTGGCGGACAGGAATTTTCAGTTGAACTTTTGGATCGTTCTTCACCTTTGTTCTTCGAAGAACTCGTACGTCAGATGGAATTTGCTTACGCAAAGGAAACAGACAAGTACGTTACAAACCTCATTATTTCTTCTGGACAACTCGCACCAACAGCTCAAGACAACACCGCAGCTGGTCTTCTTGGCTTCGTAGCGCAAGGCGCTGCTGAGGTTTATGAAAACAGCCTTGGATTTGCTCGTTCTCTTGTTGTATCACCAGAACAATGGGCAAACATTATGAGCTACAACGACAATGGACGACCAATCTACACAGCAACAGCACCATCAAACGCTGGCGGAGCGGTAAGCCCACAGTCACTACGCGGAAACGTTGCAGGTCTTGACCTCTATGTATCTCGCTCACTTTCAGCATTGACTTACACCACAGGTGACGGATCAATGTTCGTAATCAACCCAGAGTCCTATACTTGGTACGAATCACCACGATTCCAGCTTCGCGCTGATGTAATTGCAACAGGCCAAGTTAAGGTTGCTTATTACGGTTATGGCGCTCTTGCAGTTAAGGTCGCCAACGGTTCTTGCCACTTCAACAAGAACTAGTCAATCCTAAAAGTTAGGCCCTGTCCGCTCCCGAGCAGGGCTTAACCCCTTAGAACGAAAGGAAGGCGAGATGCCAACAATAGTCACGGCTACAGAGCTAAGAACCATTCTTGGCGTCTCGTCATCCCTATATTCAGATGCTTATTTGAGCGACATTGTAGATACAAGTGAAAATCTGATTTTGCCAATGCTTGTTACTTTTCAAAGCAAAATTAACAAAGTTAAATTAGAAGACAATGTTGCCTATTTTGAAACTGCCACAATTCACGAATTTACTCAAGGCCAATCCGTCATTATTACTGGATGCGGATCTCCTTTTAATGGCACACACACAGTAACCGACGACGAAATTACCGACTATGTATTTACCGCAGCCATCACAAATGCAGACATACTGGAAAAGAACATTATCCCAGCCGGAAACGCTGCGCTCTCTGGATTATCAACCTACGTCGGCAATCCCAACGTTGAGTCTGCCGTTTTGGCTATTTCTGTCGAAATCTTCCAAGCCCGAACCGCAGCTGGCGGATCAATCGAAGGAATCGATTTCGCAGTAACTCCTTACAGACTTTCCAAAAACGTTCTCGCTAAAGTAACTGGCCTTCTGGGGCCTTACCTCGACGTTGATGCGATGGTCGGCTAATGCCAGCATCTACGATTTCTGGAGACGTTCGAGGCGCTATTAAAACAGCTTTGGCCTCAGTCAGCGCCAACGTTTACGATCACGCTCCTGAAGCGCCTATCGTTCCTGCTGTTGTTATTGTGCCTGATTCTCCATATATGGAATTGGAAACAATCGGTAAAAGTCCAGTTAGAGTTCGATTAAATTACACCATAACGGCAGCGGTCGCTTATTTATCGAATCCAGCATCTTTAGACAATCTTGAAAAATTAGTTATTAGTATTCTTGGGGCGCTAAACGCTTCCAAGTATGAGTTATCAACAGTCGAAAGACCTTCGATAACGACAGTTGGAACGACGAACCTACTCGTTTCAGATATTCGCTTGAGCGTCCGCTACGAGCAAACTTCATAAGGAGACCAGATGCCAACAACAATCATTACTGGGCGCGATGTGACTTTCACTCTCGATAGCACTAGCTACGATGCCCAAGCAACCAGCGCAGTACTAAGCTGCGAAACTATTATCGAGACCTATCAGACTCTTGATGGTCGCGCTTACAAATCCACAGATAGACAATGGACTTTTACTATTGAATTGCTACAAGATTGGGGAGCTACAGGCTCACTATTCGAAGCAATGTGGACTGATGCAGAAGCTAACCCAAATACGACTCTTGCAGTATCATTCACAGCTGCAACGGGCGCGGTATTTGCTTTCAACGTATTGCCAATCTTCCCAGCAGCCGGCGGAGCAGCTCCCGGAGCGCTCACGGACACTTGGACAATGACAGTCGTCGGAACACCTACAGAAACATTTAGCTAAGAGATCGGGGATCGGGAGCAATGAAATTAGCAATTACAATTGAATATAACAGCGGAGAGTCGGCGACTTATATTGCGCAACCGCCAGAGTGGGCCAAATGGGAAAAAACCACAGGTCACACAATTACGAAGGCGCAAGAAAATATAGGGATTTGGGATCTTCTATTTCTAGCCTATAACGCCTACAAGCGCGAAAGTGCTGGTAAGCCTGTTAAAACGTTCGAGGTCTGGATGGAAACAGTTTCGGATGTGAGGACAGTTAGCGACGACCCAAAAGCCACAGCGCCGACTCCGTAAGGCGGATGCTAGTCGTAGTCGCGCTAAAGACTGGAATCCCAATGCAATATTGGGATGATTGGGATGATGTAGCAACGGCAGTAGAGCTTATTAAGGAGATGAATCAAGATGGCAGAGGAAGTGGCAGCGTTCGATAGCACTGAACTGCGCCAAGTCTATAAAGCCTTTAATCTTCTCGGAGATGAAGCTAAAGCTGAAGCTCGAGCGACTTCAAACAATCTAGCCACCTATCTGCAACGTCGAATAGCTGATCAATCGCAAACTCGCGTTAAAGGCCAAAAGGCAATTCAGCGAATTGTGCAAGGATCTAAGGTATCTAAAACCAGCACCACTGGCGAAATTCGTTATGGATATACTGGGCAAAGGTTTAGCGGTGGAGCTAATACGCAACAATTATGGGCTGGCTACGAATTTGGAACAAATCGTTTAAAACAATTTCCAACTTATTCCGGTCGTCAAGGTCGCGGCTCGCGAGGCTGGTTTATTTATCCAACTTTGCGTCAAGAGCAGCGCAATATTGTTAGCCAATGGACTGCGGCGTTTAACCGCATTTTAGATAAGTGGGGCATAGGTGGCATCTGACTCAAGAGCATTAACGCTTAAACTTTTAGCCGATACAGCTGACTTTCAAAAAAAATTAGCAGCTGGCTCTAAAGATATAGATTCCATCGGCGAGCGCGCTGCCGAATTTGGAAAAAAGGCTGCTCTTGCTTTCGCTGCCGCTGGTGCTGCTGTTGGCGCTTTTGCAGTGAGCGCAGTGAAAGCGGCCGCCGAAGATGAAACCGCTCAAAAACAACTCGCCGCTACAATTGCGGCAACAACGGACGCAACAGCTAAACAAATTGCGGGCGTTGAGGAATACATTAAGCAGACCTCTATTGCAATCGGAGTAACAGACGATCAACTTCGCCCAGCCTTCGCTCGATTAGTTCGAAGCACTAAAGATGTTGAAGATGCTCAGAAGTTACTCAATTTAGCTCTTGATATTGCGTCGGCAACTGGTCGTCCGCTCGAAGGAGTGGCTAATGCATTAGGTCGCGCTTACGATGGCAACACAACTGCTCTCGGCCGTCTTGGTTTAGGCTTAGATGCTAACTTATTAAAGTCAAAAGATTTTAATGCTATATTTAAGACACTCACCACCACTTTTGGTAACTTTGCGGAAAACGAAGCTCTTAGCACTGAAAAACAAATGGAGCGCGTTAGAATCGCTCTCGATGAAGCTAGAGAATCTATCGGCGCAGCCTTGTTGCCCGTTGTTCAAGAATTAACTGCTTGGATTTTACAAAATTTCATTCCTGCACTTGAAGCTTTTATCGCTGGCTTGACAGGACAGGCTGGTTTAGATGGAGCGTTGACAGATAGTCAAAAGACCGCAATTGAGTGGGGTAAAAAAGTGCGCGGTTTTATAGATACTGTTGTTGATTTAAAAAATGAAATTATCATAATGGCTGGTGTAATGGCTGCGGCGTTCACAGTGAGCAAAATTGCCGCTGGAGTAACAGCTCTTATTGCTTTAATTAAAGGATTAATTACCGCTTACAATGCATTAAAAGCAAGTGCAATCGTCGCCGGAGTTGCGCAAGCTTTTGCGTTAAATCCAGCATTAGGTATTGGTGCTGTAGCTGTTGCCGCCGCTGTTTTATCAGGTGCTAATGCCCTAGCGAATAAAAATAATGTTGATACAAGTAATTTAGGCGTCAGTAGTGGCGCTAGTTTAGGTAATAGACCACTCGGGGGAGTAAGCAACGGCTCGACCGCTGCCGGCGCAATATCCGGAACAGGTGGCTTGAGCGCAGGAATCATAAGCAGTTCGGTTGGATCGACGGGAAGTAGTTCAGCAAAACCTCAACCAACCTTAATTGAACAAGTTACTGAAGAAAATTTCATTAAAAATATGGCTTCGGGTGTATTTGATCCTTCTCGCGCACGGCGAGCGGATGAAGTCGGCAATGTAATAATAAACGTTAACTCGCCTAGCATTATTGACCGAGAAGGGTTCAGTCGAGCAGTTGTAAGCGCTTTAAATGAATCAACCAATCGCGGCACTACTGGTGCTGGTGATTTAAGGACAACGGCCCAAATCCTATGACCGCCTGGACGCCCGTCTGGAGAGTAAGAGCTAATGGTGACACAGTTACCGGAGTAACTCTTGCCAATTTGAGTATTACCTCTGGTCGGACAGACATTAACTCGCCTACCCCCGCTGGGTATTGTTCTTTGCAGTTAATTAACACAGATAATACTGTTTATAGTTTTGCCGTTAATACTTCGATTCTTATCGAAGTCCAAGACTCCAACGGCGATTATGTGCCTCTCTTCGGCGGTCGAATTTCTGATCTCGCCCAATATGTCTCAAGCGCAGGATTAGAAGCTATAGTTACCACGACCAATATAACCGCCACCGGAGCTTTAATCAGACTTCAACGGGCGACCTTTGATGGCAACCTAGCCGAAGGATTAGACGGCGCACAAATCACAGACCTACTTGATGATTTGTTATTGGCTAGTTGGAACGAACTTCCACCGGCAGAGACTTGGGCTACTTATGAACCAGCCACAGAAACTTGGGCTAATGCTGGCGATATTGGCTTAGGCACTATTGATGCTGGCGAATATACGATGTCTAGTAGACAAATTACAGATCAAGTCATTTCTAGCGTAGCTAATGAAATCGCTTCCTCAGCTCTCGGCTATTTATATGAGGACGCCAACGGAAATATCAACTACGCGGACGCAAGCCATCGACAAGATTATTTAACTGCCAATGGATACACCGACCTCAATGCCGCTCACGCAATTGGATCAGGAATCGGAATAGTTCAGCGGCAAGGGGATATATCCAACAAAATCATTATCGACTACGGCAATAATTTCAACTCGCAATACATCGCCCAAGACACCGAATCACAAGCCACTTATGGACTTTACGCTGAGCAGTTTTCAAGCTACTTAAAAAACGCATCTGACGTTGAAGATATGGGCGACCGACTTATTCAGCTTCGCTCCTATCCTCGCTATCTTTTCCAATCTATAACTTTCCCACTTCAGAACCCCGAAATTGACGACGCGGATCGAGACGCCTTGCTAAATATCTTTATGGGTCAACCCGTCCGCATTACTAACCTTCCCCCTCAAATGCTCGGTGGCGAATTTACCGGTTATGTCGAGGGATGGACGTTTAGGGCGTCCGTTGGTGGCTTATCCTTGACCTTCAACGCCTCACCCACAGAGTTTTCGGCCTCAGCTCAACGATGGGCGCAGGTCAATGCAGCAGAAAGCTGGAATAGTGTGCTTAATACCTTAGAATGGCAGGACGCGATAGGAGTGATTAGTTAATGGCAACTACAACGAATTTCGGCTGGGAAACGCCAGACGATACGGATTTAGTCAAAGATGGTGCTCTTGCAATACGCACACTTGGCAATTCCATAGACACTTCCTTAGTGGATCTTAAAGGCGGCACTACCGGCCAAGTTTTATCAAAAACTTCAAATACCGATATGGATTTTACTTGGGTCGCTCAAGACGATTCGAACGCAATCCAAAATGCGATAGTTGATGCGAAAGGCGATTTGATTAGTGCCACCGCAGCCGATACTCCAGCTCGTCTAGCAGTTGGAACGGATGGACAAATTTTAACCGCAGACTCGACAACTGCGACAGGCTTGAAGTGGGCGACAGCATCCGGCGGATTTACCTTTTCTACCTACACTCCAACATATACTAATTTCACCTTAGGTAATGGCACTCTCAATGTGGCCCGTTACGCGCAAAGCGGTAAATTGGTTTATTTTCAAGTCCAGATAACTTTAGGCAGCACTAGTTCTATTTCGGGTTTAGTAAAAATATCTTTACCAGTAACCCCAAAAAATAATGGCAATGCAGTAACCATTCCAGCGTTATTTACAGACGCAGGACTAAACGAATACATTGGATTTGGTTCAATCGACCAAACTAATAGCGCAGTTACATTATTCGCGCAAAATTCAAGCGGAACTTATTTAACTTATGCTTTAACAAGTTCTACAGTTCCTTTCACTTGGGGCAATGCCGATGTTATAAACGTTTCCGGAAGTTATGAGGCTAACTAATGTCATTCTTTTTTAATCCATTATTTCCCAATGCCAACAATGAACAAAAATGGGAGCAAATTCGTCAATGGCGTAATGGTGAACTAAGCGCTACGGATTACACACAATTAGACGACGCGCCAGTCAACAAAGAAATTTGGGCGCAATATCGTCAAGCTTTACGAGATTTGCCAGCGCAAGGCGGCTTAGCTGAAGAAGCTGTTATTCCTAACAGACCGACAAATGGCTAAGTTGTGTAAAGCTGGGCAACAACTCAGAGAACAAATAGACGATGATTATCCTGATCGGGATCGTAAGTCTGATGGTTGGGTGGCTGATGCTCGTCACGTTGCCAAAGGCACTTCTGACCATATTCCAAGAGACGGAATCGTTAGAGCTTTAGATATAGACGCCAACCTAAACGCGCATCCTGAGGAAACTTATGCGCTAGTGGAGAAAATTCGTAAATGTGCCAAGCGGGGCGATAAGCGCATTAAATACATTATTTACGACGGCAAGATTATGAGTCCAATATTGGGATGGAAGCGACGCAAATACAAAGGCGCTAACCCTCACCGCTCGCACTTTCACATTAGCTTTACAACTTTGGGAGACAATGACGGGAAATGGTTCGACTTCGAAGGAGACGGAAATGAGCGACTTAAAGAAGATGGCGGAAAGCTGGGCAAAGACGTTTCTAGCAACAGCCCTAGCAACCTATCTCGCGGTGGGTTGGGATGTCGATGCGATTGCAAATGCGGCGCTAGTATCAGTCTTGCCTAGCATTATTAACTGGCTCAACCCTAACTACGAGCGTTACGGGAAAGTACGGTAATGGACGCCAATACCATCGCTGGATTCGTAGCTTCGGTTCTCGGATCAATCGCTTTGCTTATCGCCGGACTTCGTTACATAATTAAATTAGAAAATATACCCATAGTGTCGCGCCTTGATAAAATGGAGTCTCAGTTAGAATTAGCCCTATCGAAGAAGGTGGGGGCTAATGGCAACAAGAAAGCGCGTTAAGAAGCCGGTAAAGAAAACGGCTAAATCTCGCCGTACAGTTAAAGAGTTGCCTACAAAACTAGATTTCTGGGCTATTGCTTGCAAAGAAATTTACGAGACCTGCCGCCGAAATGGAATGGATGAGGGCTTAGCTCTTGCCTTTGCTATGGATCGAAGCGCTTGGCCTGACTGGGTAATTGACCCACAAGATCCGATTCGCAAAATCGGCTGGGAAGATGGCGAGGAAGACGTCTAATTTACCTTCGCGAGGTTGAGCTATTCGAGGCTCTCAAGTCGGTTTATCCGGACTTGACGCCTTTATCGGCGACCGACCGAGCCGACGGAATTACCCACGACGCCTATATCGAGATGAAGTGCCGCCGCACTCATTACCCCACACTTTTGATTGAGAAGAAGAAGTGGGATTACTTGGCCGATATAAGGGCTAGAACGGGCGCTAGGACGCTTTATATCAACTCCACCCCACAAGGGGTCTATCAGTTTAATTTAGGGGCTATAAACGAGCCTGAATGGCAATTAAAGGCCCTTCCAGATAAGACCGACTTTGCCAATAGCGGCAAGGTTGATAAGCTATGTGGCTTCCTAGATATACGACACTCCGAACTGCTACTTGTATAAATCCATTTAATTAAATACATTTATCCCGTAAATCCATTTAAGGGTTACAGAACGGGAGAGTAAGTGATAAATAATCCAGCAGTAATTCGATTTGATTCTACTTCTGGCGCTTGGTCTGATGGTAAAAATTACGTCAAAGGCCAAATCATTCGCAGATATGCAATTGAATCGCTAGGTAGAAAATCAGTCAGAGGGCGGTTAAGCCGCGAGGAAATCTCAGCCTACTGGCTAGACCGATTCGGGGTGAACGCTGATGTCCAATAACTTCTCAGCTGAACAAATCGTAATGATTTGCATTGGTTTATTTCTAGGCGGTTTATGGATTTCTGCTGCTATTGAATCGGCCAAAGCCAAAGCTTTCAATGAAGGATACAAAAGAGGACGGAGCACTATAAATGTCAGAGAGATCGTTAAGTGACTGGCTCTCGGACGCTGGTAACACCCTCGAGGACAGGGGGCTCGAATATGGTGATCCGAGATTCAATCTTTTACGCATTTACAAAATCGCGAGGCTGCTCGGTATTCAGCTCAGAGACCCAGCTGACGTGGCACTCGTCTTTATCGCGACAAAACTCAGCAGAATGGTGGAAAGTCCAGAGCGCGAGGATTCGTATCTCGATCTCATTGGATACGCCGCTATCTTGGGTCGATGCCGATTTTCTACACCGGAAGATTGGGATGACGTTGAGTCTGACTCGCAACTATAACCAGCATCAATGGTGCGATATTTGTAAGAGTCGCTACGGACAAATGAAAGATGGCACTTGGCACTTAAAAGCCCAGACGCCAGCTGTATGGAAAGTGCAAAGTGAAACCCCAATCCGAAAGGCTCAAGTGCGGTTCTATTGCCAACCTTGCGCCGATGAGGTGCAGAACTGGCCAGACGGAACGTTTTGGTCTTTAAAAGAACAACTAGAGAGTGCGATCGATGAGTTCGCCGGACGGGAGAAGTTAAATGTCGAATTACCTTGATGATTATGTAAGTGTGCAAGACAGACTAAAGGAGTTTATAAATGCGTTTCCAGACTATCGGATTAAAACTCACGTCCTTGAGGAATCGCTTACGCCTAATTGTGATGTCTATATTGTTAAGTGCGAGCTTTATCGGACTGAAGCGGATGCTGCGGCTTGGACAACCGGACTTAGTTCGGAATCAAAATCAAAACAATACGCTTTGGAACTTGCGGAAACTGGCTCTCTTGGACGAGCTCTTAATCTCGCTGGATATTTTGCAAAGCCAAGCCCTAGCCCAAAGAAACCAATTCAGACGACCAAGCCTGAACTCGCCGAATTTATCAAAGAGACAAGACCAAACGACCCTGAACCGATTGTCTGGGATGTTACGGCTATCGCAGCGGAATTCGGCGCAGAAGTAGTCGATGAAGTGCCGTTATGTGCTGAAGGTTGTGGCCCGATGGTGCTTAAACAAGGCAACAAAGAAGGTAAGGAATATCGAGGCTGGGTATGCCCAAGACCGAAATCCGGCCATCCAGCTAAATGGATGAGAATCGGATCAGATGGTAAATGGGTATTTCAAAAATGATTACCTGCGTTAGCTGTCAAAAGCGCAAAGATAAAAAAGGTGGGCGTTTTGAATTAGCAAAACAAGCGACTATCTTCGTATGTGCTGACTGTTGGGAGCAGATTAA